ATTACCGAATTATGAGTTCGGGGCTTTAACCAACTAAGCTACTGGCACCTAGTTGAATTATACTTTTATTACCTGATATCGTCAATAGCCAGGCTTGTTGCTAGATAGTTGACTATCGGGTCATAATATTCTTGCTTCATATGATCGTTTAATAATATGTTGATTGGTTTTTTGGGCTGCTTGTATGGCTCTATCATGTCGTCGCCTATGATATCCCTTGTATTTATAGGCTCACGCAATCCACGCTCCAAGCATTGTTTTTTAAGCTCATCAACAAATAATAAATGCTGCTCGTGCCTTCTTTCAAACTCAATATCTGGATCGCTTCTATTTTCAACCCATCCATTTGTAATAAAGCATATAAACTGAGGAAGAGGTTCCATAAAAATAACTTCACACTTATCAAACTTATTAAGAGCATTGTCTATGTATCTAGAAACAACCTCTTTTGCATTAATGTAACCAGGTAAGTTGGTTTGTGGAAGCCAATTCCTTATGTCTATATACCCAAGCCAAGGAACAACTATCCTTCCAGGCTCATTCCATTCATCCAGCTGCATTTTTTGTGTACCACTTGCAAAGTTTTCAAAATCAAAATTTAAAGCCGACCTTCCTGGGTGTGAAGACATCCATAGCTGTAAATCTTTATCTTCATGTGTTTTTAAATAATCTTTTAGCCATATATCTCTTCCATCTTCTAGCATGTGTGTAACATAGTTCTGCTCAGAGTATTGATATTCAAGCTTTCTATTTTTTAAAAAGAATACATCTGGGACACAATTGCCTATTTTTGATGTATGTGAGTCTCCTATAACCAATATCTTTTTCATCGAATTACCTTTGCATTATACATCTCTTCCCAATTTCTAATATCATTTTCATCATTAAGTAGAGGCTGGCCCTTAATGTTTAGGCTTGTATTCAAAAGCATTGGCACTCCAGTCTGCAGATAAAATTTATTTAGAACCCTCCAAAGACCTCTGTTCTCATTTCTATTTACAGTCTGAACTCTAGATGTTCCGTCTGCATGAACCACAGAAGGCACAAGTTCTGGCTTTAAGCACTTGACTGTATACTGCATATAAGGACTTGCAAAATCCATATCAAACCATTTTGAAGCGCACTCCTCCATAATAACTGGAGCAAACGGCCTAAATAACTCTCTTTGCTTAATTAAGTTTACCTTATCCTTTATTCCTGGATCTCTTGGATCAGCCAATATGCTTCTGTTTCCTAAAGCTCGTGGGCCGTATTCTGCTCTTCCAGTTGCAACAGCTACGATACCGTCTTTTAAAATGCCTTTGACAATTTCATTAACTGGGTATTCTCCTCCAAGATCGTAACCAAGGTAAGGATCTTTCCAATCTAAATGCTTTCCATAAAATGCTGCGGCTGCTCCAAGGGAACTTCCAGCATCTCCTGGGTTTGGCATAATCCAGATCATATCAAAAATATCCCAAAGCAAAGTATTGGCTGAAGAGTTAAGAGCACATCCTCCCATAAACACTAAATTATTTTTGCCAGTTATATGCTTTGCCATACGCATAAATTGATTTAGTCTTTGCTCGTATACCATTTGAACTGCTGCTGCAATATCAAACCTGTCTTGCTCTGTAATTATAGTTTGCCAATCATATATTCCTTTATGGAAATTATATTTTTGTTGATCGTATTGTGGGAAATAGCTATCCACCTCTTTATAGTATCTTGTCCAGTCTCCATAAGCTGCCATGCCCATCATAATATATTCTTCTTGATTTGGCATTAGACCTATAAGTTTAGTAAAGGCTGAATAAAATAGTCCAAAGCTTACTGGGTAGTTTTGCTTATACTTTAGCTTAATTTTTTCTCCTTCACCCACCCATATAGTTGAGGTATTGTATTCACCTATTGCATCAAGCACTACAATAACCGCATCATTAAATGGACTAGTGTAATACCCAGCCGATGCATGAGAGTAATGGTGCCCGAAGGATTTGCGTGGCAAACCTTCTATATTGAACCTTGGCTTCCAGTCTCCTGCACCACCCTTTAAAAATAGCCTGGAGGCCTTTAGAAGGGGTTTCTCGTAGTAGGCTATAGCATCAGGTGACCCATATGATAAAGCATCATTAACTAAACTATCATTTATGTACCAGTCATTTTTTTCTTTACTATATCTTTCGGCATGTCCAGCAAATAATATTTTGCCATCTTCAATTAAAGAAACTGATGCATCATGAGATGTCTCATTAATTCCCAATATCTTCATTAATATATAAACCTATTCTTCTTTTTCCTTTTAAATTTTTGAATAAACTTATAAATATAATATCTTATTGCTATCATTCACACCATCCCCTATTTATGTATTTTAAAAAAGTATCTGCATAGTGTATGTGCCTATGATATCCAAAATGAGCGTGATCTAATCCTTTTTCTCTATCAAGAGCAATGTGAAAGCTTGTACTGTTTTCATGCTCTTGGTGACAATTTATATTATTTTTTGTTTCTTTATCATAAAAATTATCTACAGAGCTATTTGTATCCCAACTATCTGGACTACAGCTAATGTAATTATTAAAACACACCTTGTTAACAAGGTTATTAGTTGTGGAATCCCACGTGCTCCATACAAAATTTATTCCTGCTGCCTTGCAATAAAGAGAAAGCATATCTATATATTGACCCGCATACATATGTGACATTTCTTCAGTAATAACATCATTTGCCACCAGTGGTCTTTTATATATGCCCCTAGGGTTTTGTTCTGAAGAAACCGTTGTAGTGTTTTTAATCATAAAATTCATATACTCTTTAGTTCTAAAATCATTTTCAGATGTATTATTTGCCCATATAAAAGTTTTTTCATCGTATGAATCAAAAAAAGATTGCGAGGCAAGTAAAGTTTGATTATTAAACGTAAGAAATCTATTAAAATCTGGAAAAAGCGCCACTATATTTTTAGGATTTCCAAATTCATTTATATAAGAAAAAATTTTACTTACTTGCCCAGGAATGCTGTCTCCGTATCTTGCAACAGAATTGTATTCTACCTGTAAAGTTTTACTTAAAATATATGGAAAAGTTTCTTCAATCGGCAAACCTAGTCCAGAAGCTACAGAGCATCCAGAAAATAGGTACTCAATATTATTTTTAAACTTAGGCGATCTGAATCCGTAATCATTATAATCACATACGGTCCCAAACTCCATTCTTTTCCAGCCACCACTCTTTATCAAATTAAATTTGTTTTTGTAGATATCTGATTCTATGCCAGGGTAGTAGTGTACTGATTTTGATGGCTCTTCATCAATAATAGATTGAGCTAATGTACTAGAAGAAAATTTAGCCTTCATCTTTGTGCATACCAGACTCTACAATTTGCTGAACATATTCTGAAAAATGTTTTCTAATTGCTCCCATAGGCCTTGATCCAAACGACTCCCATAATCTTTTATACTCTATTATGTTTTGTAATGTAGTTGGGCAAACCACAATACCGTTGTATGATTTCATTACAATTGGAAGAGGTACGTGTTTACTGCAACACTTACACTCTTTTGCCAGCTCTTGATATTCGCTCATATTATTTGCATCCTGTCCATTGCTTCTCTTAAATCTTGGGGCATTCTTGGTGCCCTGATCATATTATAAGATGTTGTGTCTGGGTCATCTTTGTCCCCAAAATCATTGTCATAACTCATTGATTCATAAGTATGAACATTTATTTCTTGATTATTATCAAACCTAGTCCTGCTAATTGAATTAAATATAGCTCCACATGTAGCGTCTGCCAAGTCTTTAGATCCTTTTCTAGGGTGATCGACTTTATCTCTCATGATTCTAAGCTGACATAATTCATCTATAAGTAATGGTATATGTGGACCTATTAGTCTTTCTTCTGCCACCACCATGGCCATATCGTCATAGTGCTTTTTAGCGACAGATAGAATCTCTGTATTGATGCCATATTGTTTTAGTTGTTGCATCATATCATGAGAGTTCCATCTGTCAAAGGTACATATAGCTATATTAAATCCTCTTGTTTTTAAAGAAAGAATATAATCTTTTACTTCAGTAAAATCAACAGACTTGTCTGGTGTTGGCGTCCAATATCTAACTGCATCTACCTCTACAATAGGGGCTGGTTGCGAGTATGTGTCTGTCACCTTTACGTTTACCCACTTATTAACGTGTGCCATTGTTACTGCACAATGGTCATGCTTTTGTGCTAAGTCTACGTGAATATAATATTTCTTGTCTGGATCTGGCAAAAACCATTCTTCAAGTCTGCCAAAATTATCTACAGCAAGTGATCCTATATTAAATGCTTTTTCTACTTTTTCTCTTGACTTAAAAAATGCATCCACAGCATCTGGCGGCATACATGCAAATCTTGAAAGAGCATCAGTTGGGTTTGTATAGAATGCTGTTTTGAAATCATCAATTTTTCTAACTGGGTTAATCTCCCATGTTGGGCGTTTGATAGCATACACTTTAGGGATCTTGTATGATACTATATGGTCTTCCTCCCACTGTATTTCAAATTCATTTCCATCAGTACCATCTGGCAACTCTTCGTACATCTTAAACTTATGTTCTCTAATGACAGTTTCTTTTTCACCTATAACTGCATCATATCTTTGTTGAATATAATCATTCTTAAATCTAGGAAATGACAATAGAATTACCTTACCAAAATCTGGAAAGCGTGAGTCTACGGATGCCCTGTACATATCATAAACTGCACTGCCAGTTTTAGCCTGATCGTGACCCGTTGTATTTTCAATAGCAAAGCCAGAGATCTCATCTAAGATAACAACTAAAACATTGTATCCTTCCCAAGCCTCTCTTTCTGAGTGACCTGAGTGTACTGTTATAGCTTTGTTAAACTGTATTTCTGATGCTTTGGCATAGTATTTACCAATGAACCACGGTGACTTATCTATTCGGCTTCTAAATCCCTTAAAGAATACGTTGCTTGCTTGTTGTGAGTTGATTGCAATGTTAATAATATCTATAGAGTCACCTGGAGGTTTACCATAATAAGTTGCTGGATCTTTTAAGCATAGTAATAAGTAAACTATGTATGCTACGGCAATTGTTGAGCAATAATCTTTACCTGAGCCTTTGCCTAGCTGTGCAACAACTTCATTTGCCGTTTGCTTAAATCTTACAGAGCCTTCTTCTTCCCCGAATAATTTTTTAAGTGTGGATTCTTTATAAATTTGAGAACTTTTTTCAATTAATGTGTACTGATACTCAGAAAGTGGTGGTAGTCCTAGATAGTTTGGATCATTAACAAATGTGCGTAAGTCCACTGGCTTTTCTTCAAACTCTTCGCCGTCTAAAATATCAATTAGATCTGAAAAATCAAATGACATTTTTTTTGCTCCATAGGTAGCTAGTGTACGTGTATCTACTATCCGAATTAACTTTCAAAACTTCATGTTCAATATAAGATTTATGTACCAATAAATCTCCAGGGGAGGGGTGGTATGAGACGTTAAGCTTTGGATAATTTATTTCGCCACCATCAAAATAATTTAAATACAAAACAACTCCATACT